AGAGGAGGAGGTAGAAGACCCAAACTACGTACCGGATGTACCTCTCTCGGATGGAGATCAAGAAGCTGTTGTAGAGACTATCGGTGGAATAGAAAATCTAGATCAAGTTAGAGACTGGGCTGTTAACACTCTTGATNAANNTGAACTCACTGCTTATAACCGTGAGGTAAATAGTGGAGATTTTACTAGAGCTAGAAACGCAGTACAGTCAATGTTCTTTGCTTGGCAAAACGCTATGGGTAGTGAACCTGATTTATTAGGAGGAAGCTTAGGCTCTTCTGGTGATGTATTTAGATCTGTTCAAGAAGTTGAAGCTGCTATGAATGATCCAAGGTATCTACACGATACTGCTTATACTCAAGATGTAGAAGATAAAGTCTCTCGTAGCGACGTATTAGCACCTAGATAAGCTAATATTAAGGAAGCTTAAGTATTAATATTGTTGCCTCTGAGGAGTTACCAGCAGTCGTGTACTGAGCGTTAAACATTTAATCAAGTAATTCGATGCCAGATTTTTCGAGCATCTCCAGGTTAGGTGGTATTAATGGCGTTCAATATAACGCTAATAGTGCCTCTGGTAACTATGAAAAGGAGAATGCTAATTTTATGAAAATCTTCTCTGGAGAAGTCCTAACGGTCTTCAATAGGGAAACTATTTTCAAGGATCTCACTCAAAAGAGAACCATCTCCTCAGGTAAATCCGCTGAGTTCCCAATTACGGGTCGCTTCTCAAGTCGTTATCACAGGCCAGGTGATTGGATCACAGGTCAAGGTAACAAAGGGATGACAGGATCAAAGATTATTACAATCGACGATCTACTCATTGCTGATGCTTCAATCTATGATCTTGACGAAGCCAAACTACATTGGGACGTTAGGTCTATATACTCAAAAGAGTTAGGCCGTGCTCTCTCAAGGGCTTACGATCAACGCCTAGTCCGTGTACTTCAAACTGCCTCAGAATCTGATGGCCGTGTTGATGACTGGGATAGCAAGATCTTCCAGCTGAATAGTGGTACATATGCTTCTGTAAGTACTAACACCATTACAATTTCTGCTAACTTCCAGACAGCTGAACTAGCTGATTGGGCTGTTGGTAAGACTGTTTACGGTGAAGACTCAGGTGCTTATGCTGTTATCACTACTGCTCCTACTAACGGTGCAGCTACATTTGTTGTTAACCCAATCGGTGCTATAGGTACTGGTACTAACTCCACATTTACAGTTGGTGAGCGTCTATTCACACTTAATAAGCTTCCTGGTGGTACTTCATACACAGCTATTAACCTCAACGGTGCTGCTAACCGCAACGCTAGAGGNGAACTGATTGTTGAGAACCTCTACAAAGCTTGTCAAGCACTTGATGAGAAGGATGCACCTAAGGATGGTCGTACAGTTGTACTAAGCCCAGGTGCTTACTACGACGTCATCAACTCTGACCGTGCAATCAACACTGACTGGAACGCAGGCGGTGGAGCAAACGGCGACTTTAAGAGCAACCGTGTTCTTAGTGTTGCTGGCTTTGATGTTAGGACTTCTAACCATCTAGGCTCTGCTTCTTATGGTCAGTCATACTCAGGTACGGGTGCTCAAGCAGCTACTACTCGTGGTGAACGTCCTAACTACATCAACGCTAAGGACGGTTCTGATGGATCTGCAGCAGCTGGTACTAATGATTACTACCAGGATGAGCAAGGTAATACTTCAACTATTACCAATTTGTTCGGACTTTGCTTCACTAAAGAAGCAGTCGGTACAGTTGCTCTCAAAGATCTGAATATGCAGATGACAGGTTCTGAGTACAAAGCTATGACTCAGAGCACAATGATGGTTGCTAGCTACGCTTGCGGTCACGGTATTCTCCGTCCCGATTGTGCAGTCTCGCTACTTCATGATGGTAACCCTTGGTAAATACAAGGTAAAACCGCATACAATAAGAGGAGGCGAAAGTTTCCTCTTTTTTGTGCATATATGGCAACTTCTAAATTACAAGCAGTCAATACTCTTTTATCTATTGTTGGAGAAGCACCAGTCAACGGTTTAACTGCTCCTCTTACAGGAGATGTGGCGTTAGCAGATAGGACTCTTGATGAGATAAGTACAGAAATTCAAGCTGAAGGTTGGTCTTGGAACTCAAGAATATACAGAGAGATTCCACTAGACGCTAATGGACACTCAACACTTCCTAGCAATACTCTTGCTGTAAGATTTAATCCAATATCCTATCCTTCTCAACGGTTTGTTTTAAGAGGGATTAAACTATACGACCGAGTAGAAAGTAGTTATGATTTAAGAGGTAGTTTAGGTGTAGCTCTTGTTGGTGGTGTTAGCGATCTTATTGCTGAAGTAGTAGAAGAACTTGATTGGGATAGCGTACCTGAAACTGGTAAGCGTTATATCATGATTCGAGCTGGTAGGATCTATGCTAATAGATTAGTAACCTCTTCTAGTATTGAAAGTTATACTGCTGATGATGAAGAGAACGCACTTAAAATATTAAAGCGAACAGAAGATATGGCTGAGAATAATAACTTTATTAGCGGCCCTGATGATATGTACGGTGGTCGTGTAATAACAACCTTTGGTCCTGATATTCTTAATCGCTAATGGCAAGAGAACTTTATAGCCAAACAATTGGTCCTCTTAATAAAGGGGTAAATCAACAAGCGGATAGTTTTGTACTTCCTGGTTTTTCTAAAGTATTAGAAAACGGTAACTGTGATTTAGTAGAAGGACTAAAGAAACGTTTAGGATCTGTACCTTGTAGACGGGTTGATACTCTGACTCAATACGCAGGTACAAATACCTTAGTTGGTACTCGTAAATGGGATGAAGCTTGGTACTTTGTTTATAACAGAAGTGACACAGAACGCTTTATTCTCATAATTGGAGACGATTCTCGTACTATCCCTAGAACAGGAAATACTACTAACGGTAATAGACGAGTTGAAAGTATTAACAATAATACAGATCTATATGTAGGAGCCCCTGTAACTGGTTCTGGTATACCAACTGGTACAACTATCACATCTCTGGATGCTACCAACAGTCGTATTACTCTTAGTGCAGCTGCAACAGCTACAGCTACTGGAGTCAGTTTAACTATTGATTCTAATTATGTTTTTGTTACAGCAATGTCTGATGTAGAACCTATTAGTGGTATTCTTCCTACAATTGTCCCAACACAACAGGTATTTGCAGGAATAACATCTGCAAACCTTGAATATTTTAGAGGTACAGGTAGAGCTAAAGATAGGTTAAGAGCTACATCGTTTCAGGATTTTGTATTTATAACTAATACTCAACAAGCAACTGCTTATTCTGATACTGCAGCCCAATTAGAAAGGTGGAACGTAGATTTAATAGGTGGTGATTATGTACCAACTAGAGCACAAGTTGAAGTTAACTTAGTAGATTACGCTACTGATTACACCATAAGTATTGAATTAGAAAATGGTACAGCTATTACTGGTACATATGAAACTCCAACTCTTGCATCAGGTNNTGANGTTAGTACAGCTACCATTGCTACCGAGTTAAGAACCTCACTTCTTGCTCACGCTAACGCTGCTCAAATAGCCATAACTAGGAACGATTCACAGTTAATAATAAACACTACAAATGCAGCTAGATCTTTTGCAAGTATTATCGCTTCTGACGATAGAGGTAACACTCTAGCTAGAGCTTTTTCTAATCAAGTGACAAGTATAGTCGAACTACCTGACTTTTCTTATCACGGTTATACAGTTTTAGTAGCACCTACTGGTTCTTCAGATCAAAGTTCATATTATTTACAGTTTAACACTGAGAACACTACTACTAACGGTGATTTTGGTAGAGGACATTGGCAAGAATCTGGAGGTTGGAACGCTAGAGGAAGGATTGATGCTACAACAATGCCTCACGCTTTGGTCTATTACAAGAATGATGATGGTCTTGTAAGGTTTACTGTTGATAATTTTGATGGTACTGATTATACAGATGGAGGTAGAACTATTGAAATAGCCCAATGGGTAACAAGATTAGCTGGTGATGAAGAAGAAATGCCAGGACCATCATTTTTAACTACTTCTGCTGGTGATCCTAAGNACATTACAGACATAGTCTTCTTTAAAAATCGTTTAGGATTTATAAGCGGAGAGAACGTAATCCTTAGTGAGGCTGGTGACTACTATAATTTCTGGGTTCAGTCTGCTGTACAAGTTATAGATACAGACCCTATAGATTTAACAGCTGTTAGTAACGACGTTGCTGTACTTAACTACGCTTTACAACAGCAAGACGAGCTTGTACTTTTCTCAAATGAGAATCAGTTCCGACTATATTCAGGTGACAACGTAACGTTTTCTCCAGAGACAGCATCAGTAGGTAGGATAAGTTCCATTAGTATGGAAGCTAATGTTAGACCTCAACAAGTTGGACCACAAGTTATATTTCCTGTTAGGGAGGGTGATTTCACAGGGTTACATACTTTCATTACTACTGATCGTACTGTTGGTATTAACTTGGGACAAACTGCGGTTATAACAGAAACAGTACCTAAGTATATTCCTCAGAACATAGACTCTTTAGCTGTAAGTAGAACTGATCAATATTTAATAGCTCTTAGTAGAGATGATATAACCTCTTTATATGTATATCAATTCTTCTGGGAAGCAGCTGGAGGATCACTTACTAATAAGCAAAACGCTTGGTCTAAGTGGACGTTCCCTAATAAGAAGATCCATTGGTGCGACTTTGTTGAGGGTACTTTATTTAGTACAGTTCAGTATGATAACAGTGGTACAGCTGAGTACTATTTAGAGGGTATTAATGCTTCTAGACCACCTCAAGAAGAGCAAGACTTATTCCTTTTAGACAGACAATTAGCTAGCTCAATTACTACAGATATAGGTACAGCAACTAGAACTTACAGTAACCTTACAAATAGAACTACAATAGGACTTCCTTATAAGACAGTAAATCCTAGTCAATTCGTCATTATTAGGGAAGATTCTACAGATGCTAACGAAGCTAAAAAGCGCTGGGTCGTGGCTAATACTGTTCCTGCGGGGGTTACTTCTTTTACTCTTGATAGCTTGGGAGATTACTCAACTGCTACTTTGGCGAATTTGGAGTGGGTTTTTGGGGAGAACTTCACGTTTAAGTACCAACCTCCAAAACTTATGCCTTATGCAAAAACCGCTACGGACAATACTTTTATCGGTAGTCGTACTGGTCGCCTTCAGTTACGATACTTGGATCTTTACTACAACGATGCTCGCTACTTCACCATAGAAGTTACTCCTGATTTCAGGGATAAGCAAACCTATGAGTTTGACAGGAGAGATCCTCTTAATGCGAATATAGTTCTTAGCCAAGCATCAAGTTTTGATGAGGCAAAATTCAGAGCCTATATCCAAAGTAAGAACGACCAAGTTACGATAGAAGTAGTAAACAACAGTATTGATCAGGCTAAGTTCATCGCTTTAGAATGGACTGGCTTGTATTACGACGTAGCGAGGAAATTTACATAGATGGCGTATTCATTCGCTGAAGGTATGAAAATGAATCCTGGAGGTTTAGCAGGTACAGTTAAACCTGAAGGCTTCAATTTCTTCAGTACTCCCTCACTGCTTTCTACAGCAAAGTTTGCTACTAGTGCTTTAACCTCTTACTTTGGTAGCAAGGTAGGAAAGTATCAAGCACAAGCTCAAACTGCTGAAAGAGAGCGTCAATACTGGGAACAGAAGAACAATATGGAGAGACAGAACTATAGGCAATATGAGTATCAGCTGAGATCGTGGTATAGAGACAGCGATTATACAGAAAAGAGGAGACAGTATGAATCTCAGCTACAACAGCAAAGAGCAAAATACAAAGGTGAGGTTGCTATAGCTGCTACACAAAATCTTGAACGTCAAATAAACGATATAGATGCTCAGTATGCAGAAGAAACAGCTAAAGAAACTATGGAAATAGAGATGAATAAGATTACTAGAGATGCTACTGCAGCTAAGAAGTCAGGTGCTGCAGCTGGAAAAGTGGGAAATAGTGTTGTTGCTTCTAGGAATCAATTTAATCAGCAGCATCTAATGATGTTAGGTAGTAAGCAGATTACTCGTAAGTTCAGAATTGCAGATAAGTTACAAGCTGTACAGGCACAAACAGTACAAGCTAATAACGCTATTAAAGATATTCAAGATTACACTCCACAACCAGTAGCTGATCCTATTAAACCGTTGGCTCCTTTAGAAGTTAGAGGCATTAAACCCTCTAAAGTCTCTGGTCCATCTGGAATTAAACTTACTATGGATATAGCTAACGCTGCCTTTGATGCTGTTGATCAGTATAGGAAGTGGCAACCTCCTGCACCTGGCGAAAAACAAAAGTAATTAAATGACTAATAGCCTTGGTATAACTCCACAAAGACAGCGACGTGACTTTACTAAAAAGCCACAAAAAGGGCCTACTTTAGCCGCCCCTGCTGCTCCTGCTCAAGAACCACAACAAGTAGGTGGTCAACTCCTTGATATGCGTAGGTATGAACCTGGCAATCAAACTCAAGCTATTGAAGCTATTGAGAATTTTATAGGTAATCAAGGCGGCTTAGCTAAAGCAAGTCAATGGGCTATGGAAGCTCACGTTAAGAGAGCAGAAAGAGATGCTAATGAACTTAGAAAGCAAAGAGCAGAAGCCTCTATACAAGTAGGAAAGATAAATGAAGATACAGCAGCGTTAGAAAAGAAGAAGAAATTTGCAGAAGCTAAAGCTAATCGTTTAGCTAACCCTTGGACTAACTTCTTTTACTACGACAAACTCTCTAGAGAAGCAGCTACAGAAGCTGTTATTAAACTCAACGCTTGGGGTGGTAATAACGTAACCCGTTTAGCTAATAACAACGATGATGCTGCAATTTCTCATGAGTTAAACTCTAAAGCAAAGGGTATACAAGACAAGTTTTCTCATATTCCACAAACGTGGCAAACAGGAGTAATAGAGCCACAGTTAGCAGCAGCTCAAGCTGAGATTAAGAAATCTGTTTATGAGAAAAGGTTTGAACTAGTTGATCAAAGGGTAGTTTCAACAGCTCAAACTCAAGTNATTGGTGGGTTAAAGAACGCTGTTCGATTAGTGAAAGCTAGTAAAGGAGCTTTAACTGAGGATGCTACTAATACAATAAGATTTTCAATATTAGACGCTCAAAAAACTTTAATAGATCATTTTGGTGATGAGAAAACAGCTAACGCATATCTTGCTGGGTTCTTTAAAAAGCTTTATATAGACACAGATATTCCTATAGACCCTGGATACGGTAAAAACGATTTAGGAGAATACCTAATGGGGCCTCAAATAATGGTAGCTCTTAAAGGTTTAACATCTAAAGACGGTATAGAGATCGGAGAGCTAAGAGATAAAGATGGAGCTTCTATTAACTACATACTTCAACAAGGATTCACACAAGCTTATAACGTTTACGAT